GGAGAGATTATACAGCCGACTTTAGCAGAAACTAAAGGTTCGGCTTTATTTGTAGGAACTCCAACTGGAGTACAGAACCACTTTTATGATTTATTTGTTAAAGGACAATCTAAGAATAGTGATTATAAGTCCTGGCAGTTCACCACATTAGATGGTGGCTTTATTTCTGAATCAGAAGTAGAGAATGCCAAAAAGAATTTAGATAAGAGAACTTTTGAGCAAGAATATCTTGCAAGTTTTCTTACTGCTGCAAATAGAGCAGCATACAATTTTAGTAGAGATATACATTGTAGAGTAATGGAGAAGTCCCCAAGAATGTTCTGGGGAATTGACTTTGGGGTAGCATCTTATATGACTGCTTTATTAATGTGTGAGAATACTGCAGGAGAAGTCTATGTATTTGATGAGATTGGATTACAGAACTCTAACACCTTTGAACTGGCAAAGCTAATGGCTGAAAAGGGACGAGGGTTGCCTTGCTATCCTGACCCAGCTGGGAAGGCAAGAACCAGTAATAGTACAAAGTCTGACCATAAGATATTGCAAGAAGCTGGGTTTACAGTTATAGCTAAGAAAGCTAATCCAACTCAGAAGGACAGACTGAATGCCTTGAATAAGATGTTAGAAGATGCTACTGGTAAGCATAGACTATTTATTAATCCTAAGTGTAAGAACACGATTAGAGATTTAGAACTATGTACTATGGAGAATGGGCAAATATTAAAGACTGAAACTTTATCTCACTTCTTAGATGCTTTATGTTATCCAGTTGATTACAGATATGGATTCAAAGGACAAGCAAAGGCAATAGAATGGTAGAGTTTTTATTAGGACTATGTGTTGGAATTATAGGTAGCATGATAAGTGCTATGGTATGGGGATACCGATTAAGTGTAAAAGAAGAAGAACTAAGTAGGGAAATGATAAAGGATTTCCAGGATAAGTTCTTAGAAACTGAAGAACAAAAATTTTATAAAAGGTATGAAACATGATAATTTATAATTTGACAGAAAAGATGTTGTATGACTTGTTAATGGATACAATAGAAGAAGGAATGGAGAAAGAGCATAGTGAAAGAGAAAGACTCTTAGACTATTTTGAGGGCTTAAACTTAGAGAATGATATTAAACAATTCTTTGATAGTGAATCCTTATCACAAATCCCACCAATGTACATTAATCTTGTAAGAAACATCATTAGTCGTAGAGCATTGGTATATCAACAATCACCAGTAAGATTTAATGATAAATATAACGATATTTTAGGGGACCTTGATTCGTTCATGAAACAATTTGAACAACTTACTTATCTATTAGGTACAGAAGCTTTATATACTCATTGGGATGATAATGCGAAGAAACTAAAGTATAGACCAATCCACTTCTTTACACCATTCTTTAAACCAAATGAAGATGAACCTTTTGCTATTATGTATCAAGCAGAATCACAACTACAAGCAAGAACAGAAGATGCTCAATATATGTTTTGGTCAAAAGACACCGATGATATGGAAGGGAAACACTTTATGATAAGCAGTAGAGGTAAGATTACTTCTATTGTTCCTGATGATAGAAACCCTTATGGAGATGTCTTACCATTTAACATAGCACATAGACACCCATTCACAAGAGATTTCTTTAGAGAAGGGGCATCAGACTTAGTAGATGGTATGAGAAGTATCAACATTATGCTAACTGAACTTGCTTTACATGGAAGATTTCAATTAGGACAACCAGTATTTACAGGATTAGATACTGAACAACGAATCTCAATGGGACAAGATAAAGCTTTAGTATTGCCTGAAGGTGCAAACTTTCA